ACTTATGTAGCACTAGATACTGAAACTACCTGTTTATACCCTCGCGATGGATATGTCTTAGGACTTTCTATTAGCTATAAGCCTAAACACGGTCGATACATTCTAACAGATGTTATGACTGAGGAACTAGTAGAACTACTACAGCAAATTGTAGATAAGTTCGAGATTGTTTTCCATAATATGAAATTCGACTGGAAAATGATCGAATTTCATATGGGTATAGTGTTTAGAGAAGACCACTCGCACGATACTATGGTCATGCACTATGTTCTAGACGAGAACGCTGCACACGGCCTAAAGCCACTAGCACTAAAGTATACCCACTACGGTGACTATGACTCAGAACTAGAGGAGTTTAAGTCAGAATACTGTGCTAAAAACGGTATTCTAAAAGATAACTTCACATACGATTTTATACCTTTTGAGGTTATCTGCAAATACGCTAGTATAGATACTGCAGTTACCTACGAACTAGCAATTAAGTTCCTACCGTTAATAGAGGCTAATCCTAGACTTAAATCAGTTTACTATAACCTTTTAATTCCAGGTACTATCTTCTTACATCGAATGGAAGAGGTAGGTATTCCAATTAGCTATGACCGTATGTCAAAAGCAGCTAATTACCTAGATATTAGTATTCAACTAGCAAAAGAACAAATTTATGAATTTCCGGAGATCAAGCAGTTTGAGGCTGCGGAAGGCATCATCTTCAATCCGAACTCAGTACAACAGTTACGTAAGGTACTGTTTGACTACCTTGGGCTTACCCCAACTGGCAAACTTACAGCAACTGGGGCTATATCCACCGACGCGGAGGTCTTGGAGGAGTTATCGGAAGAACACCCGCTTCCTGCAGCAATTCTTAAGGTAAGACAACTTGGAAAAATTAAAAACACTTACATTAGTAAGATTCTTCCTGAGCTTGATCGTGATGGGCGTATTCGTACTAACTTTAATCTTATCTTTACCACTTCTGGTCGTTTATCTTCTAGTGGGAAGTTCAATGCGCAACAGATTCCACGAGATGACCCAATCATTAAGGGATGCATTGTAGCACCTGAAGGATACTCAATTGTATCCCAAGACTTACAGACTGGTGAAATGTATTATGCCGCGGTACTTAGTGGCGATAAGAACCTTCAGCAGGTTTTCCTTAGTGGAGGCGACTTCCACAGTACTATCGCTAAGATGGTATTTGACTTACCTTGTGCAGTAGAAGATGTTAAAAATTTATTCCCCTCAATACGGCAGTCAGCAAAGGCTATTTCATTCGGAATCTTATACGGTTCCGGGCCGCAAAAGGTATCAGACACTGTTACTAAGGTCACTGGCGAATACTACGGTATTGATCGAGCAAAAGATGATATTGCAGCCTACTTCACTAAGTTCAAAAAGCTTAAGCAGTGGCTTAAATCTAGAGAAGAGTTTATTAAAGCAAATGGTTTTACGTATTCCTTCTTTGGACGTAAACGCAGGCTTATTAATGTCTTCTCAGCGGACAAGGGTATCGCAGCCCACGAGGTACGCTCGGGCATCAACTCGGAAGTTCAAAGCATATGCTCCGACGTTAATTTACTTGGAGCAATGGATACCGCCAGAGCCGTTAAGCACTTGGACGCAAAGATATTCATGCTTGTACACGACTCTATTGTCGCCCTCGTTAGGGATGACCATGTGGAAGAGTACTGCCGCTTATTAAAAGAAAATACGCAAAAAGACCGAGGCTGCTCAATCCCTAAAGCTCCTATTGGCGTAGACCAAGAAATTGGAAAGGACTACAGCTTTGGAAAGTTTGACAAAATCTATAACACTGGCGGAGATAGTATATCCCGTATACCGCCTAGGAAGTGAGTCTCCTCATTTTATAGATGGAGTATGTATGTATATACGGCAGTACCTTTTAGAAGATAATACCGAGAAGCAGACATATTCCGTTATAGATGATAAAAATATACCTGCGCCCACCCTAGCAAAAAGACGCTTAATTATGGCGAATCAGGGCGTTAGGCTCAAGCCCCTAGGAACTGCGGTATTCTTCCTAGGGGACTTTATAAAAATAGCTATACCTACTATGTGGTTTATTGATAGTAGTGGGCAAGTCTTTAGATATAAGAAATCAACAAAAGCTAAACTAACATTCCGTAAAATAGTATTCAAGCACAATATTCCAACAGGAGGTGCAATACTACAAGTAGAAGGAATCTCTAGTAGATTTAAGTGCTTATTTGCTCCTAGACCGGATGAGCAGTACGCAGGAATACTACATATGGGATTATCCTATATATTATACGGCGTCTATGATACAAAATACGATAGTACCTGGAGAATGGTATGAAAATTACAGAAATTACAGCACATCTAGTAAAGACCGATAAAGAAGATGTACGGTATAACATCTATGGTCCATATTGGAGAATACAAACTAATAGTGAGTATATCGCTTGGTGTATGGCTCCGCATAATGGAGATGAAATTACCTATATACCTAATTCAAAGCTACGTGATGCACTAGAGCAAGAATTTAAAGAAACGCATGGTGTTATGCACGAGCAGCTAGAGCTATTTAATGTCTAAGGCGGTAATCTCTAATAGAATCTATATGTCAAAACCTGAGGAAGGTTTTGAAAAGATTAAATCTGCTCTAACATATAAGCTAGTAGTGTCGGGGGCTACTAGAGGCGGTAAAGCTGTAAAGAGTATCGAGATTATTCGTAACTATAAGATACTACCTAATAACATTATTAGTATCCCCCAGGGCCGTGCCGATCTTATCCCAGAGGGATACGAAGTGCTGGATAAGCGTACTATTGTAGATATGCCTTTTCCAACACCTACTAAGCCACTACGTCCTGAGCAGCTAATAGTGTATAATGAAACTAACGATTCCGGTTTCATTAACGCTCTAGTAGGGTGGGGTAAGACTATGACGGCCTTACACATCGCTGCAAAGTTAGGGCAGAAGACACTAGTTATCACACATACTACAATGCTTAGAGATCAGTGGATTGCTGAAGCTCAGGAGCTGTTTGGTATGGATGTTGGTATCATTGGTTCCGGTGAGTATGATATTGACCATGCACTAGTAATAGGTAATGTACAGACAGTAACAAAACACTCATTAGCTCTATGTAAAGAGTTTGGCACTATTATTATGGATGAGGGTCACCACTGCCCTGCGTCTACTTTTTCATCTTTAATTGATACAATGTATGCTAGGTACCGAATAGGTCTAAGTGGTACTATGATACGCAAGGATGGCCGGCATGTCCTGTTCCAGGACTATTTCGGCCCGATTGTGCATAAGCCTCCACAAAGTCATACGTTAGATCCATTTGTTCGTATTATTAAATCAGGTATATCGCTTTCGCATGGAGAACCTTGGGTTAAGAAGATCAATAATCTTCTGTATGATCCTGATTACCAGAAGTACGTATCGGCTATAGCTAGAGTACAAATTAGCAAAGGCCATAAAGTACTAATAGTTGCTAGTAGAACTGAATTCTTATCTAAAGTGAAGGAGATATTAGGTGAACAATGTGTGCTGGTTATTGGTGAAACAACCCTTGAAGAAAGAAACGCAATCACAGCCAGAATCGAAACAGGTGAAATTACCTGTATTGCTGGCTCCAGGCAAATCTGGTCCGAAGGAATCTCGGTAAATCCTCTAAGTTCTATTATACTTGCGGAGCCTATCGCTAACGAAGTATCACTAGAACAATTGATAGGTCGTATTATGCGGCTATATCCAAATAAGCTATCACCAGAAGTTATTGATATTAACTTCTCTGGTCCTGCTGACAGAAAGCAGAATACATTACGCTTTGGCTTTTATATGAATAAGGGCTGGGAGGTGGAAACCATCTAAAATTTCCACTTGTACTCGCGTTACATTTGTTGTATAATATATGTTCGGAAGGCAAGAAATGACCTTATTCTTTAACCTAGAAAATCTAGACAAGGAAGCAGGTACTGACTATAGACGTTACCTATTTTTACTGTATCAACATTGCTATAATAAACTCCCTAGTAAGAAAGACAGACATCGCCCAGCTAAGCTTAAACTTGTTGGCAATTCTTTTTTGCTAAATGCAAAGCCACTATTTACAGAGGCTGTAGATATAGCCTACGTTATACAGTATATTAGGCTAGCAGGTATGCGCGATTACACTTTATATAAACAATATGGTGTAACTAGTTTACCTCTATCTTACTTTCCGGACGTAAATATTGATAACATAAAACACAATCCGCTACTCACAATCACAGAAGACTCGATCTTCTTTAAACACGAAAGAAAATAAAATGGCTATTTCATTCAGCAAGACCAAGGGCAAGGCTACCAGCAACAAGATTGACGCATACGTCATGACTGAAGGCGACAACAAGGTTCGTATCTTCGGCGGTGTACTACCCCGTTATATGTATTGGCTAAAGGGTGCTAATGGTAAGGATATTCCAGTTGAATGCCTAGGCTTCAACCGTGAAAAGGAAAAGTTTGATAACGTAGAAACCGATCATGTTCGTAGTTTTTACCCAGCAGTTGATGGCAAG